TTACCTATTGGTAAACTTAGTATTTAATTCAATGAACAGCCACTTTAGTATTGGAAATACATTTCTTACACACTCATTTATTATTGCTATTTTAAGTGCCAAAAGTAGTGCTTCATTATTATCCATTAAACCAACCACCTCCATAATAGATGACTGGTACCTTAAATATAATATATGCATATTCAAAAAAAATATCCACTATCTAATTTTATAAGCAAAAAAATAGCCCAAGCTAATACCCAATGTCATTAAGTTAACATTGTGATAGAAACGCATCCCTAGGAAAAGAAGTTGAAGATTTATTTCTTCAGCTTCTTTTTCTATTTCCAGGTACCACAAATAGACAGATTTGCATCTGCCTCAAAATTTATATTCTTTTACAAAGATTTATGCTACTCTATAAAGGAAGCCATGAAAAAGCTTGATAGTTAAGTTTCGTTCCCTATGCCTATTAGGCCGTACAGGAATGAGATTTCTTGCGATTATGACTTCTAAATCAGGTGATGTTGCTTTTCCATGATAGAATAACCTACACATATGCACTGCAACTGAGAAATTTGCTTTATATGTATGCTTTCTTTGCTTTTTTTCAATGACTACGTGCCATGTAATCATTTCTGCAAAGTTATACATTATCATATGTGCATAGATTTCTTGTTGGATACACATCACCTTTTTTGAATGAAAATCTAACATTCCAATCGTATATTTCAAATCTCGAAAAGATGTTTCAATCCCCCAACGAGAAGCATACAGTTTTTTTACCTCATCAGGAGGATACTTTTCACTGTTTAGATTTGTAACTATTGTTTCATAGGAAGTTTCTGAAATAGGAAATCTCACTATTCGGAAGTGTAATTCATAGAATTTAGCAGGTTCAGATTTCTTGTTTTTAAGTGGTAAATAATCAAACGGTTGGGCTGAAGAAACACTTCGATAATGATTTTTGTCTTTGAAAAGTTCTTTGACTGCATTCGTTTTCTTTCTTGTAAGTTTTAAAGAAATATCAATATCAAAACAGTCTGTTTTGGGTAAATCCAATCCATTCTTTATACCATTAATTCCATCTTTGACACGAATAAGAAAGAACCATCCTTTTTCTTGAATGTGAGCCATGCTGTTGAAAGATTCATAACCTCTATCAGCTATCACGAGTGCTTTAGGAATTTCAGAACGATCAACCATTTCTTGTAGAGCGTTATGTTCATTCTTTTCTTTAGATTTTTGTATTATCACATCATGATAAATAGAATAATTTATATTATACAACGCATTTATATGCAGAAGATTATATGATTTTCTTCCATCTTTTCCAGAATGAAATGAATTTAAATCATCAGGATTGGTAGGAATCTGTACATCAGACCCATCAACAGCAAGTATGGGCATATCTTCATTAAAGTTATCTATAAGTTTACTTGAAAAGCCGTCAAATATCTTCTTAAACGCTTCAGGCTTTATCTTTTTTCTCTGCTGAACAAACGCAGAAGAAGTTGGTGTATCTGCAGATGCACCAAATAGATCTAATAATTCGTTTGTAAGGCTCCCACTTCCCATTCCAATAATTCCAGCTAAAATTTTATTCATGGGCAATTTCCTTTTGCGTAAAAAATCACTACCTGGATTGGTACAATAATCTTGCGGATTGTCAGCTATCTTTTGGATTTCATCTACTAAAAGCTTTTTAATTTGTTTGGGTTTCATATGTGTCCTCCTTGTAACTAAGTTTCCTTTAATTACAAGGGCCGCTCTCACTACCTCTTTATTCAATCAGTAGTGAGAGCGGCCGCACATTTTCTTTGTCTTGTCAACTACTTTTTCAAAAAAAGATCCCTATACCATTTGATTGGTATAGAGATCTTTTTTCGTCATCTTAACTTAATGACATTGAGCTAATACCTAGGCTATCAATAGTTATTCTTTTATCTTGGTTTTATATATATACAATACAAATTTGTTATCATTCGAACCAATATAAGTAAAATATGGATTGTTGCATAAACCTCAATAACTAATATTATGTGGTATAAAATATTTGATTCAACCATACTAACTAAATATGCTGATACAAATATACCTATTAAGAAAAACACTTGGATTATTAAGCTATACGTAAAGTTTATTAACATTAACCTATGAAGAGTTATTTTTTCATTATGTTTTATTTTTCTATCTGTTTCAGTTTTTAATGCAGGTATTTGATTTAGATCAGCAGATGTGAGCATAGCAATACAAGATATTGTAAAACCTATTAAAATAGCTAGTACATTGGGTAGCATTTCTTCTAGTTTATTTATCGCAATAATAACATTATTATTAATGGTATAGAAGTATGTTGAAAGAGCTGCTATTATTGCAGGACTAATAACTTCAAAGAACATCTCATTCTTCTTAATTACCTTATAATAATGTACTATAGGTATTAACCATTCTCCATATATAAATTTACCTAAATATAGAAAATCACCTCTATTTCTCACTCTACTCACCACCTTATCTTATTCATTCTAATAACGAACTCAATTTCTCTATCATATCACTTGATTTAACCGTACCATCGATATCTAGCTGAACATCTATATATCTAACTTTCTTGAAAAAACCAGTGTCTATTTTTAAATCAGCTCGAGAATTGTCTTTTCCATACACCCTTATCCTCCTAATCTTACTTCCTTCTGAAATAAACCTCTGGTAGACACCTTTAAGAACTCTAATTGGTAATGATTGTTTAGGTGTTGACTTAATTGTAACATTAACCTCTTCTCGTATTAAATCAGACCCTTCTTCCACAAGCCCTAACCCTTCGCTTCCTATAATTTCTTTATCCATTATAACATCCGCAAAAGTTACTCTTTCAAATTTATTCAATGATTGTAAGAAATCATCATCAGGAATAGAGGCATATATAATTTTATGATCATATTCTAAGTTTCGTGCAATTAAATATTTTTTATACAGCCAGTTTAAATAGTCTATTAACATCGTAATCCCTATAGCTGTTTTACGTTCTTCCATGACCAGAAATACTTCTTCCTCATTAACAATTCCACATATATGAGTAAGCTCCTTTTCACCTTCATCTAGTTTCTTATCACTTTCTCGTTCACTTCCATCTCTGCTTGACATATAATTAGGACTATGGTTATACTTGCATGATTTCATGATTAATTTAATTCTAGGTTTGCTTTGATCAACGAAATCTAGGTTTTCTATAGATATTGCTTTGTTTTGAGACTTTTTATCTTTTAATGCATCTGCATGGCTAAGTGTTCGCAAATAGTTTATGAAATCCACAAATCTATCCTTGCAAAAAAATGGTTCAACTTGTATTTCACTATTTTCTCTTTTAGTAAAGCAAATACTATAATATACAACTTTTCTCTTATTTGTACTCATAATAACACCCTTTCCTAATTTTCATAAAATTATAACATATTATTACACTTACTACTATTAGGAACTAATGTTCGTACATTAATTATACCACATACCAAACATATGTTCTATATCATTTTAAACAAATCTACGTTTTAGGCATAAAAAAAGAAGGGTAAGGCTTTTGGCCCTACCCTAACTTACTAAACTTAATTAGCAATGATCTAACATTGTTAACTGTATATCTTTTTTCATCCCATATTAAACGTTGTGAAATAGCTCCTAAGAGCACTAACTTGTCTATAGCCTGTTTGTACTGTGCATCACTTACAGAACCATCTATTTCGACTCCTGCGAGCTTGCATACTAATGCTGGTACATTGTTAAGCTTAATTAAATCTAAGCGTTTCCACGCGTTAAATGTTAACTGTACGCCATCCTTAATTATGGTACTTACTGCATTAAATAAGTCATTATCTGTTACAGCATTAGTAGTTGTCACCTTCCAAGATTGATCTATTTCAAAATGAGGAGTATCGGGATTACTATTCCAATCCCCTCCCCAAGTAATTCCTAGAAGAGCTGCAACCTCTGCACACTTCTTAAAAAATGAGCTATCTGAGTATTCCTGCCCTCTAACATTCTTACAAATATCCCAAGCTCTACGTGATGTATGACGACTGTTCTTCGTCCAGGTAACTACCTTACCTGCTCTACTTCTACCCTGTTCATATAACCAGTTTTGACGTTCTTGAGAGCGGTATGTTTCCGTGATAAGTACATTAAGCCCTTGCTTCTTACATTCTTCTAAAAAAAGAGCACAAGCCTTTTGAGCCTGTGATGATAGTTGATTCATATCTCTACATGCTGTAGTTACATCCATAGTTATCACCTCTCGTTGTTTACTAATCCCTCTTGGTTCATAATATAGAATGTACCCTGTATAAGTAATCTAAGTGCTTTCTCATCAAACCATTTAAAGCGTTTCCTAAGAAAATTATAAACGTACTCTCGCCTATCTTCCCCTACTTTATTACCTGTGATTTGTGTCTCTGCATAAGCAATAGCTGCTTTAACCCAATACTCTAAATTGGAATACTTTTTGATAACTGGAATAACCACCATACTTAAAAACAATAATACTACTACCACTAAAACTGTCCATAAAAACTCTAACATTCTACATCATCCTCTCTTTTATTAACTTCACTTTTCTTCTCTTCTTTAGTTTCAAAGAACGACTTCGCACAGTAGCTTGGAACTATGTATTTAAGACCATCCCAACAACTGGCCACAACCCCATCTAACCCCATACCATTTTTTAGATTAATGTAGCATGATGCCAGAGTAGTAACTGTAGTTAAGAATATTACTAGGTTAAGTAAAAACTTTGTATACTGTCTTTTTGGTTTGTCTACTTTTACAATTTTAAATCCCATGTGAGCCTCCTATTTAAAATACATTGCAATAACTCCTGCAATTATTGCTCCCACAATACATCTCCACAGCCATTTATTCTGTTCTTCTAAATCCAATATCCTGTGGTTTGCTACTTTAAGCATGTTTTCAAGGTTTTCAATCTTTAAGTCTACAGTTGGCATTATACTCTCTACTGCAGCTTTTATGCTTCCTAATTTCTCCATAATTGCTTGTAGTACATCTTGTGTGTCCTGTGGCATATTGTATCCTCCATATCAAATTAATTTATAATGTGGCTCTTCTTCTCCAAATAACCAATATCTAAGATAGTCATCCAATAATATAGCGAGAATTGATAAAAAGAACCAAAACATACTAAATACTAAACACACTTGGCCAAAAATATTTAAAGGCATTTGAGAATAGTCCCAAATGCCTAATTTAAGCCAGATATTTAATACACAACCAAATATAAACTCTAAAATCGTCACTATTACGCTACCTATCAATGCTTGTATCCACATAGATGTGTCCCACGATAGAAACTCATTAATTAATCCTATTGCTATAAAACATATCCCTCCTAGTAAAGCCATAGTCCAATGACTATTACCATCCCATAGGACTTCAATAAAATAATAAGCGCCTGATCCCACTAAAAATAGGATTAGATGCTTAAATAGTTGCGTAATCGATTTCAATAGATTCAACCTCCTCGTCTGTAGCTTCTCTAATTTGAACCTCATAAAGTTGTTGTTTTTTAACTCTTGGAAGTACATATTGAGCAATTTCAAATGATAGCATTGTAAGTTCTTCAATAGTCCAATCTTCACATACTCCAGAAGTAGAATTCCAAGTAGTTTTAAAGTTAGATCCATTTGACATAGCTAATTGTGCTAAAGTGATCATTTGAGTTAGTTGGGATTGCTTTTCTTGAGTTACGGTATAATACTCTCCATTTGGATTATGTACAGTACTAAATATTGGATTATTACTAAGCCAATCAGCAAGTAACTCCTTACTTTCTTGTATTTTCTTCTCTTTACAAGTAAGTCCTGTTTTTACATACTCAACTGATAATTTTCCATCAATATATACATACTGCCCTGTATATCCTTCTCTTTCTTCTATAACAGGAGCATCTTCAACTACCACATATTTTATGTTATCAGTTTCACTTAGCACCTTTATATCTACAATTTTATTCTGATCGTTATCTTTTAAAATTAATATTTTCATTTCAATTTCTCCTTAAAGTATTGTATATCCACTTACAGCATTTGAACCAGGTGACAAGGTGATTGTAGCTGGCTTTTTACAAACAATAACAAATCCGGAAATGCCACTAAAATATTTACTAGATGTTGTTCCTGCTGTTATTTGAGTACCATATACTATTTGAGGTGCATAATCAGATATTTGAAATACATAACAGTCCTCTGAACACGTTACAGTACATCCATTCCTAGAAAAAAAGCATCCAACTACTGTATTATATAGTGTAACAGGCACACCAGATCCAGGATAATTGGCATAAAAACTACTTTTTATAGCTGGCATTAGTACCATAGTATTAATATAATATGCCAAATCTGCAAAAGGAGTTTGGTTGCTCAACGTTGTACCTAAATGGCCGTTAATGGCGTTGGCAACACTTTGTTTTCCATCAACGACAGTAGATTTTAAACCTGTTATTTCATTGTATATATGAAGTCCACCTGCATATGTAGCTGAATCAGCAGTAGCTGAACTTACGGCCTTTCCATTACTTGCTAAAGCACCTACTTCTGTATAGGTATAAGTAGGTTTAGTGGGTGCCTTAGCCCAATCATACACATCTGATGCAGGTAAACTTGTAGGAAAGTCTGTTATTTGACTTTTTGTATGGCTGTGTGAACTTGGAGGAAATGTACTAGGTTTACCTATAATATTATCCCAGGTAAGCTTTAAACCATTAAAAAGGCCTTGAACCCATGTACGGATAGGAGTATGTGCTTCTTCATCATTGTTATGCTCTTCTAGATCATTCTGATTAAGATAAACTAGGCTATTATTAATAGTTGCTGTTATATTGGTGGCATTACTAACTAATACACCAATATTAATCATCTTCTCATTTAACATATTCTTTGATATATAAGAAGCCTCGTTAGCACTACCGTACATATAAAGAATTTCTAATCCATCAGAACCTTTAGCATATACGCCAATCTCTTTCCAATAAAAATCTTCTATAATAGCACTTTGTAATAATGTAGTCGATAATACTACTTGACTACCTTTCCTGGTAATACTCTTAATGTCTAGACTTTGCTTTTGATTTACCAAGCTTTCAATAAGTCCAATATCACCTTCATATGTACCACTTCCCATAACAATTCTTGTGAATTCTAGTGTATTACCTGCTAATGCTGAACTTAGCAGTTCAAGACCTTTTGAGGTAATAGTTTTATTATTAAAGTTGCTCACTTGTTCTGCCCCTTTCTATATAGTAATTACATCAGCTGTTTGAACATAAAAACCTGTATAACTGGTAGAATCTATCGATTCAAGTACTTTGACTGAGGTTCCCATATTAGCTGGTATTTTTTTTCGTAAATCCTCTCTAAGCATTTCTAGTAAATCTTCTTTTGTAGAAATAACGCCTAGCTCAAGATGATATCCTGATATCTCTAACCAATAATCATCCTTTCCTATAACATTATTAAGCAAGTTATTGAAGTACTGTAATGTAAATGGAAGACTATTATTTAGGTTTTGAATAATATGTGTTCGTCTCAACTCTGTCGTTTCCTTTTTATGAAGGCCTAACATATTTTCATATCTACTTAAACCTACGTTTGTAGCTGTACTAACAATAATCTCTTTAGGAAATTGCTTTACCTTTTGATTAAATAAATCGATCTCTGATTGCTCTGCATCAGCTAACTTCTTAAATTCATTTATGTCTTGAATTTTAGGAATCCAGTAATCAAAAATCTTAGGCATAATTTATCACAACCTCTCCTAAAACTGGAACGTTCTCTGCAGATATTACCACGTTATTTTCTGTACTATTTATGGTGGTTGTCCCAACATCTAGTACACCATCTACATTAAGTGTCCTAGAATCAATATGGGCCAGCCTTACAGTGAGTGTATCATTTTTCTCCCATTCCTCACGAATGGTACGGATATAATTACCAATAGTTTCTTTAATAGCTAACGTTACTACTTCTTGAGAATATCCATTTGCTAATATTACGGTAATGCCTACATCTATAGTTGTTGTTCCCGCTCCAATTACAGTTACTGTATGACCTATAGGAGCTATACCTAAGCCATTTTCACTATTATCTGGAGTAACTTCATCCTTAACATAAGCAATCAGTGTAGAAGTCGGAATATTATATTCTGAATCCAATAGTACTAATTTAACGGTACCTTCACCATTCCACACTGGAAAGACCTTCACGCTTCCTACACCATCTAATGCCTTTATCTTTCTCTTATAATCAGCCATATTACCTCCAAATGCTGGTTCTCTAACATATTCAAAGTAGCGTTCCTTCAGCTGATTATCTGTTTCCTCTTCTTCTCCTGGAATAAGAACATCTTCAAGCTCAGCACTTGCCAATCCTTCTATATAATCAACTGGTATAAGCTTACCAAAAGAGGTGTTGCCAATCGTTCCTGCTGTTTCACATCTTAGTTGAAATATCCCTTCTCCTATCTTTTCTATAACCGAATAAGCTAAAGTATCAATGGTGTATCTGCTTCCTATTGGTACATTAAAAGGATTATTGCTTCCATTTTTAAAACTAGCTTTACGTACTGCATATGTAGCTGCTTGCCTGTCTACTCCAAATTGACTACATAATCTAGTTAAATAGCTTTCTGCAGATGTATCTACAAACACTAAATCCAAGTAACCTTCTAGTTCTATGTATGCTTGAACTAATTCAGCTGCTGCAGGTGCTAACGCATCATATATAATACTTCCTTCTCTTTTATCTACAGTATCAGGTACTCTATCAAGCATCCTTTGTAATAAAGCATTAAAAGTAATTACTTCACTCATCCTATTTTCACCGTCTTTTCTATCTCAATTTCTCCTTCTGTTGTAGTAGCTCTAAATTTAACAAGTACATTCCCTTTGCTATAACTAAATTCAAAACTATCAAGACTTTCTATTCTGTCATCTTGTAACAATGCCTCGGTTATACGTCTCTTAATCTCTGGATAGCAATAGGTAATAGGTTTTCCAAAGAGATCTGCTAATTCAACCCCATAGTTCCAGCTATAAATTAAGTATTGATATCTTTCTGTATTAACAATGTGATAGATAGCTTGTTTCATTGCTTCTATCCCATCTATATAATTCCCCATCTTGTCCTTATCTAGCTTTATCTCATAAGTTAAAGAAGGCTGCTCAATTATTTCAATATCTGCTAATAAATCATCATCAACATTAGGAATCATTCCTCCACTCTCCTTTAACTGATACTTCTCCTATACGGTCTAATACCAAATACTTCTGTCCTCCTTGCATTCTAAGCAATAAAACACTCTCACCTTGCTTAAGCCCGTAATGAAGTAGTATTTTCTTCCTACCAGAATAATTGTGCCCATGCTCTCCACCACCACCAGAAGTTGTTTGTCCCTGATAACTATGCTTATGTCCAGTATTAGTTGTCTGCCCTGTTGGACCTGCATCTCCAGAGTGTACATGTGTGTCTATGTTAGTTTCTTCAGTCTCGCCTTGATAGCTATGCTTATGATCTTCTATGTTTGTTGTTGCTGTAGAATGCGATACAGTCATATCTACATAGTGATCCGTCACGTGTTTAGTTAATATTAGAAACTCCTCACTCAATGGTAATCGTTGTTCTAGGGTGATAACTAAAGGGCTTTCACTTGTAACTACTCCCATCAATAAGTTCATAGGCTTAGCTGCTTCATTAGCTTCACATGCTGCTTGTTTTATAATTTCTACCAAATTAGGCACTAAAGTTCACTCCCTTCTTAGTTCCACCCCTAAGTGTTAGGTCCATAGTATGTAAGTTACTAGAAAAAGTATGCTTAACTTTTTCGACTAGCATATAATTTCTAACGTTAACATCACCTAGATTCAAGCACACAATAACACTGGAACCACCACGAACTCTCACATCACCAAATGCATCTTTAATGCTTAAATTTCTAGTCTTATCATTATATAGTTTAAGTAATGCGTCAGCCTTTGCTTTACCATTTGTCTTTTCATCAATCGTATCAAAGTACTGTAGTACACCCCACTTATTGATATTGGTTCCATCTTTAGCTATGTAAATTTCTCTCTTACCTGTCTCTTTATTCTCATAGCTTAGTTTAATCTTGTTGTAGGTTTCGCCATCTATACTAGACTTATAATCAAAGTCTTGAGCAGTCTCTTCATTAATTATCAAATCTAACTTCAAAGACTCTACATTCCTTAATGCTAAACTTCCAAAATCATCATATAAGACGTACATCTTTCCTTTGTTTTGTAATGTGAGGTCTAAAGCATTTTGCATGGTATCAAACAACGTTGTATTATCTTCAACTCGTGAAGCAATTACATACTCGGTATCTTCCACATTGCCCCATTTTAACCTAAACTCATTACAAATCTTTTTAAGCAATGCACCAGCAGTCTTGTTTTTATATACATATGTTTCTTTATTCTTAAAATACCTAAGCTGATCATATGCAACAACTTTAATAATGGGGCTTTTATCTCTCGATTTATTAAAAACAAAACCATAAAATATTTTTTCCCCATTATAAGTAAATGTAACTCTATTACCTTCTTGAAAGTTAATTATCCCATCTTTTAGAACATTGAAAGTAAGTTTGCCAGGCGTTCCTTTTCTTTCAGTCTCCCATATAATTTCACCTTCAATTACAGGCTGATAAACAATTTCTTCATTTTGAATAAGCAACTCTACATAGCTATCCAAGCTTGATCACCTGCCCTACATGAATTAGATTAGGATTATTTATACCATTTAAACTAGCAATTTCCTTATATTTAGAACCATCATTAAGCTCCTTTTTACATATGGCCCATAAAGTTTCACCGCTTTTTACTGTATGTGTTTTAGCTAAAGTCTTATCAGATCTTCTGTTTTTTTCTATAGTAGCAGTTGTCTTACTAACTGTTTTATTACCTCCGCCACTTCCGCTACTATTTATAGACTTTTTTGTAATATTCAATTTCTGTGTTTCATATCCCTTATACTCCTTCAATTTAATGCTTACCCAAACATCAGAACCATATTTATCAGCATCTTCAGTTATCGTGTAATCTTCAATTGTGGCTGTGAAGATAGTTTTAAATAAATGATTACCTGAAGGTAATACCCTAGACACACTAAATTCAAAAGGTTTATTTGAAGTCTTTAATAACTTAAGCACACCAAGATAATATTCTGCCTCTTTAAATCCATCTGTGTAGCTAGCAAATGGGTATTTTACATTTGGTAATAATACATCAAAACTTATATCAGACAATCCAGATGGTTTGATTAGATTAATTTCTCCTTCATTAATAAGCGTTATTGTCTTATTATTCCCGTTAATTTTAACTTGAAGTTTTGAAGGGGCAATCGGTAACTGCACCCCTCCTAAATAGAATAAGTACATTATTCATGCACCCCCTCAGCTGCTATTTTCATTTGTTCTTCAACTTTTACTGCTAAGTAATCAGCTATTCCATCTAAATCAGCATTACTGTTAACTGTATTATTCACACCACCCATGTCTACTTTAATTTCAGCTGTAGTAAACCTGTTAATGGCTTCCTGCTCTGCAATATCTCTTAGGTACTTCAAATCTTCCTCAGACGTATCTAAACTGTCTGACATTTTACCAGTATCCCCAGCTATATTGTCCAAATTCTGTCCCATTGATGAATAGTCAGGTATACCACTAGTTAGATCATCCATGTTAGGCATTTTAAATGCCGAACCTAATTGTTCATCTATATATTTACCTGCCCAATATCCAGTATCATATGCATCTGAATATTTTGTTCTTTCTAGGTTTACACCTAAACTAGATAAAGCTTCATCGATATCAAGTTCTGATAATCGGTCCTTATATGTACCATTACCATATTCTTTTACTGCATTTTCAGCCATAGATTTAAGACCATCTCTCCAGCCAGCAACAGTTCCAGCCATATTTGAACCAAATATGAAATCCATAGCTGATGCTATTTTTTCTAGTACACCAAGAACATTATCTGCTAAATCAGCAAAAAGATTTATTATAGCTGCAATTGGATCATTGAATAGGTTTCCAAAAAAGTTAGCAAAAGCAATAAATGTATTATAGAAATACTCAATCATACCAAATACTAATTCAAGTAATCCAAAAAACAAATTATGTATAAAAGCAAAAGCTGTCGATAATACACCACAGATTACGCCAGTAGCACTATAAGTTGATCCTGTCACACTATTAATTGCACCTACAACTGAATATATCAAAACAATAACCAAAATAATTGCTGCTATAATCCATGTGATAGGAGAAGCTAAAAGTGCCGTATTAAATCCATGCTGTGCTGCTGTTGCTACTGCGGTATCCCTGGCTAGTGTTCTTGTAGCTGCAGCATGAGCATAAGAGGCAATACACGCTGCTATTTTAAGACCCTCACTGATAAGTTCAAGGCCATTAGTGAGTAACAAGTAGCCAGCATATATAGCAAGTGCCCCTACAATACCCCATATAATAGGTTCTATAGTAGACCAATTATCAGAAAAGAAATTTGCCACACTCATGATCATTTCTAAAGCCACACCTAGCACCATTGACATAACACCTATAGCACTTGATATACCATTTACCATAGCCTGTCCAGTGTTAGAATTTAGAAATCCATTTATCTTCTGCATCAATCCTGAGAACTGCTGTACTGCCGTGTTCTTTATACTTGTCCAGACATCACTAAATGTCATTGTTAAAGTTGCAAACTTGCCTTCTATGTCATCAGCTGTAGCAAATACTGCTGCTTTAATAATATCTGCACTGATGGCACCATCACTAGCTAGTTCCTTTAACTCACCACGCGAGACATCGCAATACTCAGCTATGGCGTTTGCTAACATTGGAGCATTCTCAATGATACTTCTATACTCATCTCCTTGTAGTCTTCCTGATGCCATGGCTTGAGTTAATTGATACATAGCATTAGTTGATTCTTGCGTACTAGCACCAGATATTTTAAATGACTTATTCATAAGCTCAGTAAATGCTATTAATTCATCATTGCTACCAAATGCATCTCCTGCTAATAACCCTAGTTTAGCAACTGTATTAACCATAGCATTGTATTCTCCACGACTTCTTTGAGCCGCTTGATAAATCTTATCTTGCAACTCCGCCTGAGTCTGTAAACCATCATTAATTAAGTCTAACCTAGCATTATTGCTTACATAGGTATCAGTAGCTTGCATACCTGCCTCTAAAGATCTAATCCCTATATAAGCACCAACCATTGACTTAATTTTTCCTGCCATGCTATCAATAGCACTTCCGCCACCACGAACCGTATTATTAAATTGTTGTTGTTGACCATTGGCTTCTCGTATTCCTTGCTCTATTTCATTAATGCCAACCTCAACACTAGCTAGTGATTGTCTAGCAGCCTGTATACTGGCTGTATCTACTGCATTATGGGAAGCTCTTTGAAGTGCTTCAAAACTACTAAGAGTCATGTTTAATGCATTACTCATATTTCTAATAACAGGTGTGAACCTATCTTGCAACTGAATTGCTGTTCTAATCGTAGCCATGTAGCACCTCACTTCCTTTTACTTTTAGATTTAGCTTCTCTGGCTTTGTTTTTATCATTTTCTTGCTTTATTCTAATAGCTGCTATAACAAATGCTTTTTCTTTCTTAGGCAATCCTAAAAATTCACTAGGTAGCATCTTAAGCTTGTGGAGACAATAGTAAGCATAGTTAGCTTCGCTATCGTCTCCTTCTATTAGTTTTTTGCTTCTTCAACCATATCTTCCATACTTTCATCAAACCCATTGATTTCTTGGATTTTCTTTAATAGGTCCTGATACTCCCCTGGCTTCAACATTGTTTTTAGAAGCTTATCGGCTCCCATAACACCATAGCTATTTTGAAGCTCTGCATCATTAAGGTTAGGATAGGTAATACATCTAACTGCTAACTTACCTAAATAACTTTCAAAATCTGTTTCAGGCATATAAGCATTCTTTTTCCCTGGAATAGGTACTTTTCTAGTACAACTCTTTCTAATAGCCTCATCCTCATCAGATGTAACACATCCAATCTGCCATTCAACTGGATTATCCTTCTCATTTTTAAATCGTTTAGAGGCAACATATTTAACTACCTCATTCTTTTCTACATTCTCTGCAAAAAATACGCTTAATCCACTCATTTCTAATTCTCCCTTCTAAAATAAAAAGGTACTCATATAGAGCACCTTATTGCATACCTGCTAAGATATTAAATTTCTCTGGCATTTCAAAGTCCTCAAAGGTAAAGTCAATATCCTCATCTAAGTACTCAGCATCAGCATCAAACTTAGTTAGAATACCGCCATCTAAGTTACAATCTTTTAAGATGATAGTTTGACGACCTACACTAGAAGTAGGATCTTCATTAGTTACCTGAATATCAAAATAAACGTCTTCTCCATTCTCTTTAAAACGAACTAGCAACTCTCTAAAAATAGAGGTATTATAATGGAATGTTGCTGAACCAGAACCTTTCCAGCCAGTTGCCTTATTACCTTTTCCTGTCTTTCCAAGAATAGGAACCTCAGTTTTATTCTTTTCAAACTTAGCTTCTAAATTAATTGCTTGCATGAAATTATAACGATTACCTTCTATAGTTACGAAACATTCCGCAAGAGAAGCTGATACCGTATCTTTTGCATGCATTTGCTGAGCAAAGAATTGCAAATCTAATTTCATCTGTTATTCCTCCCTTCTAAGATACAACTACCGTCATATAAAGCTTGGCCATAGCACATACTGGCGTTACTGGATTAGTTACCACCACCGAGTCTTTGCTATTGCCTTTTTCTACAATGATTTCATCACTCTTAACGTTTTCTAAAGCTTGAATACGTTCAAGCTCTTTATTATAGCTTACTAAGTCATTCCAAAAAGCAATACGACCTGCAGCATTGTTTTGAACCTTGCCAATGTACTGCTTATTGAACAACACTGCTATATCATTAGCTATTTGATCTAGAACACGGATAACTTGATTCATAGAGAAGTCTTCATTCTTATCCTTTGTAAAGCTTGTGAATGAATTGATATCATTTAAAACATGTACCTCATCACCTACTTTATGGAATACAAACTCACCATCTTCAATTGCTTTTTCAAGTTGGCTCTGCTTGTAATCTACATTAATAGTAAAGTCACCATCATATTTCTTATTGGTATTTGACTTATTAACTGCACATCCTGCACTTGCGCCAGTTACCCAGTAAACTGCACTTGATTCAAGTTCTCCTGTATCGGTTACAGCATTTTTGACATTGATAACACCTTCATAATCAGCTTCTTGATTATATAGCACTGTTTGGAACTTAATTCCCATGTCATCACGTAATCTCTTTGTGAACTGAGCAAATAAATCCTTAATTGAACTTTCTGTAGATAAACAACCTAGTGTATTGAAGCTATAACTTTCAATCTTATCTAGGAAGGTTTGATAATCAGTTCCTGTTACCTCTCCATTTGTACCACCTGTCATTGGTATGCCTGCGGATGCTTCTAAAGTAGCTGATGTTTTCCATTCACCTACATAGTCATTTACTACTAGATCAGTTATAACACTAACAACTTGTACATCAACCTCAATGCCATCAAATAATGTTGTGACGTTAAATTTAGATTCATCATCCACGTTTGCTTCAACCTTGACTGTAATAGCATTTCCTCTAATTCCTTTATACTTAGCAGTACCTAATGTGTTTGAAGCCTTAACACCATTGTTGTTAAGTTTGTAGGCATATAATGTTTTGATATTCTTAAATAAATCTCTAAGCCCTTTTAACTGTTCTGCTGTATAGTCATAACCAAAGATTTTAAGAGACTCTTTCTGAAAGTCTGCAACCTCTACAGTGAATACTTCACCATCTGGTCCCCAATCTAATGTTAGGGGCATAGCTGCATAACCACGATCACTAATGTTAGTACTTGCTCTAGCAGCACTAATAAAGTTAATATATGTACCAGGTATCTTTTTATTTTGTGTTAAAAACACACCACCACCTAAAGCCATACTATTTCACCTCTTTCTTCATAAAACTATCAATAAGTTTTTCAACTTCTTTGATAGTGTAGTTTTTACCATCTTCTAAAATTACACTAAGCACATCTGTTTGATGAACATATTTCTTTGATTTTAAAAGCTGGGCCTTTGTAAATGCTACTTCATTAGTTGATTCTTTGGGTTTAGTCAACTTAGATTCACTCACTATTTCTCACCTTTCCTTTCAACTTTAGCTGTTCCATATAAGGATCAGTAATTGTATCTTTAATTGTGTGGAAATTATAATCCACAAAGAAATGTAAAACGCCTGCCACTGTTTCACTATACATCTTAGTTCCTCTAAGCAATCCACCATCAAACTTAATATACTCTAAAGTATCCATTAGCTTGTCAGCTACGTCATTAATTTCGGATGTGTTATCTTTCCTAGGGAAATAATGAATGTCAAATGAATTCTCTCTGTAGTACCTTTGCCCAAGTACCTGCTCTTGGCTAGGTTCTAACAGCATAATAAAAAAGCAAGGCTCAACAAGTCCTTGCTTAATCTGGTCTGTATGTATTTCAACATCACTAAATGCAGCATCTAGTGCTTGTGAAATACCTATAATTAGTTCATTAAGCATTGAATATCTCCCCTAAATACTGCATTAATTTTCTTTCAAGAATCTTAGGAGCCTGTGACTCTAATTCCTTTTCCGAAATAGTAAGCATAAATCGTCCTGGTACCCATCCTTGATGATTTCTAGTTCTATGCCCAAACTCTACATATGGTGCATACTCAACAGGATTAATTACATCAATCTGATAAGTATCTCCTGATTTTGTAATTTGTAAAGCATTAACATATCCACTAGCTCCTCTTACACCAATTACATTTCCTTTTTCACTTACGTTTTCTTTACCAGCAGTCCAGCCTCTTCTAAGAGTACCACCTGTTTTACCACTACCCTCTTCATATTGGCCTACTGGTGTACGTCTAATTACCTTAGCTAATAATCTAGCTGCTAACTCTTTTGCACAAGCTTCACAAAAAGCCTCTACATCTCCACTTGCTAATCTATCAAGCTTCTCTTGTAGTCTTTGTAGTTGCCTAAAGTCACAGTTTCCCCATCTAGCCATTAAGACCACCCCTTAAATAGTTCTAAAACTATTTCTTGATGTGTAGGAAATATCGAAGGAACACCACTATTTTTATACTCACTTACTTTACCATTATGATTTATAACAAGCTTAGATCCTTCCTTAATTTCAATTTCAGGGGCTATAAATAACTTAATTACTTGAGTTATTTCATTAGCAGACTCTGTTTGCTGCGTTGATTTACTAGTGGAAAAGGATAACTTACAAGGTTGATTTTCTAAAACTGGTATTTCTTTAGGGCTTGTTATTTTAGATATAGGATCTTTTACTTTCACATACTCAATGACTGTACAGTTATGCTCATACAAGAGTTCCATGGCTTTTCTAGCTTGTAATCTAGCTTGATTAATTTCATCAATCATTTTCTCAACCTCCTATACCTATTAAGCTGAGCTATGTAGTTCTTAAGCAAACTCTCTTTAAAATCACTATAATTGGTTTTAAAACCTACAGAAGAATCCCCTTCTGAGATACTAGAAACATACTTACCACTTTCTACACTTCCTAGGTTTTCATTTCTGTATAAATCTAGCGCCATCTTAAGCCACGTAGTTTTTAAACCATCTGGAACAGCGGATAGATTGCAGTAATTTAAGATAACATTCTCTGCATCATCAAGTGCAAATTGTATAAGTATATCTTTAGCAGTATCTTCATCACTAATTCCTAATAATTGTTTTAATCTCTCTATCAAGACTTATCACCCTTTCATATAAAAAGAGGGCTCTAAGTCCCTCTAACCTACTGTAATTACACCTACTTGATCCGCATATGGGAATGATGGCATAGCAGTTGCTACAGCCTTAATCCATTTAGCCACTGGATCATTAGTTGCATATTGCTCTACTAAAATGTTGCCAATCATTTCAATGTCAACATCACCTTTTGTAGCTAATTCAATTTCTTCTGCTGTAGGACCATAGAATGTGTCCCCCATCTTGCCATCTGGCATTAGTACTAAGGCATTTTCTGCTAGGTAACGTTTAGTTGTATATGTACCACCTTTTGCCTGTACACGATACATAGCATCATATACTGCAATCTGTGGAAGTGATTGAGCTACTAAAAACTGATTAAGCTGAGCAGGAGTAAGTAGCATTGCTGAATTAACACCAAATACTGCTGAACGAATAGATGCATCCTTTAGTAAGATGTTAAGATTCTTTGTACTTGTCAAGATACGAGAAGGTTTAAATCCTGTATTCGTATTAATAGTAGAGCATAAATCAAAAATATCCTGAAGGATATCTGGTGTACCAGTAGCCCAAGTCTTGCTAGCCTTATGTGCTGCATTCATACCATAATCGATTGTAGCCTTTACACCATTCTCATTTACTTGAAGCTTACCTGTTGAAAGTGCCTCAAGTCGCATAGCTTCTACACGAACAAGTACTGAACTAACAAGGCGATCAACTGAGTTGAATAATTCATTAATAATACGTTTTTCTTCTGCTGGTGTTCTTGGGTTGTTAAGTGCAATGAGTGTTTTTTCATCCACTCTTTCTTTCCTTTTGATTAATGCAAGGTCTTGAAAACTCTTGCTAGCTCCTTCTCTACTTCCTATTTCTGCCTCAGTATCAAATGCATGAATACTTGCTGAAACTGGTAAGTTGCTAGCACCTTTAATCATTTCAATTTCTAATGAATCCGTTTTTTGACTTGGAAAAAGTGTTTCACCTACCATTGCAGGCAATATTCTAGTTTTTGTATAGTCAACTAATTCTTTAGTAGTTAAGATTTCTTCAATTCTTGGCATTGTATAGCCCTCCTTATCTTAATTTAATTTCTGGTAAAGCTGTTTTAAATGCTGCTGATGCTGCATATCCTGCTACATTTGCTCCCTGTAAACGCTCTGCTATTACATAACCTTCTACCATTAAGGAAATAGGTTGTGCCCCTTCTGTGACGTCTACTGTGTGGAAAGCAATCCCTACTGGTGCTGCTGAAGGTGTATAATTTCCAGATGATTCTGTTACTGTAACTACCTTTCCGTTTGCATCAATTAAACTTCCTGCAATAATCCATTTCTTACCGTTACTATCTGCTGTAATACCTGTATTTACTGCTGTAGCTGAAAAACATACATGATGCTCTGCTGCTAAAAATTCTGGTGTATTATCATAATTCACTGTTTTTGCGTACATCTTCTAATCCTCCTTAAATTATTTAGTTGCCCATGGGTCAAGTGCTGGTGCTTGAGTAGTATTTCTTTGAGCTGCCATACTAGCTCCTAAACCTTCTTTGGTAGGATCACCACCGCCACCTGGATTGTATGTTTGTTTGGTTTGAGCTTCACCAAACATAAACTTGGTATCATCTGCTTCAGATAATGCCTTTAATTTTGAATCAAGCAAAGTTTTATAATCAGCATCATCCTTAGCTTCAAACTCATCAATAAGCGCCATTACTGCCTTAGCATTCTTAGCTTTGTATTTACCAATGAGTTCTGTGTTAATAGCTTCTCGTGCTAACTTGGTTACCTCTGCCTTATACTCTTTCTCTTTTTGTGCAATTGTAGCCTCGTGCTCTTTAATTTTAGTCTGTAATGCTTCTACATCAGGATTAGCTTTTTTTAAATCCTCAATTGTGCCATTAGCTGCTTCTAACTGCCCCTCAAGATTTTTCTTCTCGCCTTTAAGTGTTTTTAAATCTTCCTCTAACTTCTTTGTGTCACCTTTAGCAGTATTAATATCTGTTCCATTTTCAGCCATAATCTTATCGATTGCTTCTTTACGTTTTGTCTCATCTGTAATGTCTTTTAGTAATACTTCTAAAAAATCTCTTTTCATTACTATATCCTCCTACGCTTTTATACGTGGTTGCATCACATAGATTATTTAGGGCGTTCTTTTACGTCTGCTCCCATAAAAAGACAATATAAAAGCACTAGTAGAAGTTACTCACCGCCCTCCTTTCTAAGAGACGCTTTTCACTTAAGATTTACTAGTGCTTAATTTCTATAAGTAATTGATATAATTACATCTTTTGGTATGATGATACTTTTACCGTCAATCAACTGTAGCTTGATAAATCTACTTAAATCATCTTCTAATTCATTAAGTAATTCTATGTCATCATTACTTACTAATCCCACTTCTTTAACCTGTTTACCACATTGGTATGTTAAGACTGCTTCGCTCATGTTTCTCCTTGCGTAATTTCGACATATTAATCAACTTTTTTGTACTATAATCTATTTACTAGCTTGACAAAGCTGAAATATATAATGAAAGGTGGTGTTTACATGTCGGAACTTGCTGAACAAATTTATGAGGCTCTAAAAATTAGAGGTCAATATAATTATTCAACTGATTCTATTATCAAAGACTTAGAAACAAAAGCTTTAAAAGAATTAGAAAACGCAAATTATATTACCATCAAAGCTAGAACTATCGGTTATGTAATAGCTGACGTTTTATAATCTCCTCTAATTCAATACGTGCTATAAGTGCCATATCCAGAATTCTTTTACCTAAATGTGGATAGGCACTTATAATTCTTGCATTTGTTTTTCCTTTTTCACCCCATACACTTATATCATGAGTCCCTTTAATAAAGGTATCCCTAAAATGTATGTCATATTCTTTTCCATCCAATTCAAATCTAATGTACTTTGCTGAATAATCCGTACCCAAAAACTTCATACTTTCACCTCGATTTCGTGCATAAAAATAGCACCTACTCATTAATCTAAGTAAGTGCCGTTTATTCAACTGCTTTCCCATTCTTATAAATTTCTTTTGCCTCATTTAAACTCTTTTTATTGGCTCCACCTTTATAATCTGGATTATCATTTTGTAATCCATCATCCTGCCAACCACAAGCCTCACAAATATCAAACTTATCAACTTCTTCCCCGCAACATGCGCATTTAGTTTTTAGGCTCATATTTTACACGCTCTCCTTTCCAATATTCATTTCCATCTTCTGGCTTAAATAGAGTGGATATTTTCCCATCTGGCCTGCCTATAGCAAAATCATTATTTATTTTATCATATTTAAATAAAAATCCATCTTTATCTATGAATCCTTCAATATTATCAGATAGCTCTGCTGACAATAGTTCTTGTGCTCGTTGTAAATACTGTTCCGGTGTAAGTCCTGGATAATTATCAAGATGCTTTTCAAGATGCTTTTCAAACTTTTTAGTTGTAGGAAATTCGGATCTCAACCAATTTATATTATTCATTATACCACTATTTCGAGAATTTAAAACATTGTTTTTTACATATTCTTTCTTCCAGTCACTATAGGTCATATCATCAAAAACATAGTATTGTCTTCCTGACTCGCCTCTAGCAATACGTTCTCCAAAGTTATCATCAAAGTGTGGAATGGTAGTTGTTCTACACCAACAATGAAACGGTGGTGCTGTTAATCCTGGCTCATACTCGCTCATCTTAAATACTTTACCATCTAACTCTTGGCATATTTCAGATGTCTTATTATCTAATGTTGCTAGTATTTCATATTTTTCTACATCAAGATCATTAAAGCAGTCTCGCTGACTAGCTGATGCAAAAAAAGCTGATTCAGTCATTACTAACCTGCCAGCTCTTGTTCTGCTTGTATTAAACTTCTCTGCTATTCGCTTTATAGCTTTATCAGGTGCTCTACCCATGATAATACTTTGAGTAAGCTCCGTATGAAGTGTATTAACTAAATCTCCTTTAGCTTTCCAAATTCTATCACTAAAGTTTGAACCATCAGCTGTCCAAGGTTTAGAAAGTATTTGGGTAACTCGGGCTGAGTCTAAAGCTGGGATAGCCCATCCGACATTTAAACCTCTTTGTATTTCAAAAGCTGAATGATAATACCCATCTTCATATATGCTCCTTAATGCATCTGTCATGCCTATATTTTGACCCTGATATAAGGATTCTACTGTTTGTTGAAGTTGTATCTTTAATGCTTCTAATCTAGATATATGAGCTCTAGCAGAAGCATTCTCTAATTCTTTTAACCAAATTGGATTAATAGCATTCTGTTTACCGTGCTGCATGTATTCTTCAACGGTCCACTTAAACTCTTCAAGTTCTTTACCCTTTAGCCATTTTCTAGCTTGAGACATATTGATTTCATTATTTTCAGCTATCCTACCATACCATCTGGCCATTTGTGACTCTATTTCATTCATGGCTTTTCGATATTGCTTATCTAGCTCTCTGTAATACTCTTCACCCTTGGCCATTTGAGATTCTTGTAGGATTTCAAAGCGTTCTTTCCAATATTGTCTATTCTTCATTTACATCAACACCTTTAGGGCTCTTAAATGCATCTTTGAAGTCATCATTCTTTTGGGATAACTCCTGCTCTTCTAACTTTATTTGCTTAAGTTCCTCTTCTACATCTTCAACCCAAGGATGATTTTTTAATATGGTTTTATTAGAGATTATATCTAAACTAACTTGAGCAATCTCAGCTGTTTCCTTATCGTTTTTAATAGCATTTCTAGTCCATGTTTGAATAATTGGGAAATACTCATTATGGCCAATACTCCTAGCTATTAGTCTGATTAACTTATTAAACCCTTGTCTAAATTCAATCTCCATAAGTCCAGCCTTAAGTTCCAATGGTGCATACATAAATTTAAGTGCTTCACCTGATCTATTACCGAAACCACCTTCAGGATGAGGGTCTAATCCTTGGCCTTGTTCATAGATTTGTTTTCTACAAACTTCTAAAAGTTTATTCCTAGCTTCTACTGGAATATCAATAGCTATGGTTTGAATGCCACTTTTATCATCATCTCCTATAGATTGCGTCTTTACGGCCTTATACTTCTTAAGATCACTTCTGAACTCGTCTAGATCTTCCCCACCAAAATTAGTAAGCACCCAAATGATTTGCTGAATATCATCTAGGTCATTTACATATCCTGAAAGAATATTGTCCATAACATCAATAAATGGCTTAATCTTTGTGAGGTCACTGTCTTTGATATTGTTGTTAGGAAATTCTATAAATGGTACCTCTCCAAAATCATGCTGATAGTAATTACTCTCTGTGCTCTCCCCAGTATCAATATTAGTTGAAACGAACCGATTAATAGTTTCAATATCATCTAAGCTAATAGCATTCTGTTTCTTGCGAAATGTAGTACATCCCTCGTTATCCCAATACTCATATACCGTGTAATAGTTACTGGTGAAGTATGCTTCACCTTCATCAAAGTATTCTGAGTAAACACGAATAACAGCAGCTAAGTCCTTAATCAATCCACTCGAGTAAATAGGAATTACTTGAATAGGATTAACAGGTGCATACCTAAATTCGTTACTATCACTATCCTTCCAAACGTGTAGCCATGCATTACGATAATTAGAAGCATCTACACAGAGTACATTGCAATACTTCTCGTAATTATCTCCTAGCATCTCCTTAATTTTCTCATTAAGCTCTTTCTTACCTACGTCAAACATAGGAGGATATGAAAACAAATAAGATGCTTTTTGGTTCACAAGCTGAGCATGATAATCATGAGGGATTCGATTGTCAGCAGCTCTTAAAGGATTATCTTCTTTGTACTTGTTTCTATTAGCTGGAGCTGAATCTTTTAAGATATCATTCTCATGAGCATAGTATCTTCTAGCAACTTCGCATTGTTCAATGTACTTATCATACCCATTTTTATAGCGTTCTAAAATCTTCTTAAACTGTTCTAACTCTATAGCTGGCATTGTCTACCTCCTCTCTTTTGGTTTTAATACGCTAATACCAGACATTCGTCTAAGTATCGTATAACAAAAATAACGACAACTATCCATGCAGTGGTCGTTTTCTTTAATCGGCTTATCTTCTCCTCTTTTAGCTGCCTTTTCATCCCACACGTAGGATCCAAACTCTTTATGTGTTTCTATACATGAAATATCGAAGAATATTTTCCCCTCAGTAAGTAATGTTGCTACTAGCCTAATGCCATCTAAAACTGAGTTGTTAGCCTTCTTAACCTTGAATTTATGTTTGAGTAGCTCCGCTATAAAACTAGCTGCTGAAGGGTCAACTATAACAAATCTTACTTGCGTATCTCCTAGCCATTCAGTTAGGTCCTCTACATACTCACTATCTGTTTTCTGTGAAGCTTCTGAGCGTCCTGAGTAGTGATATTCTCTAGTGCAATACCAATTCTTATCACTAGCCAGCTCCCAAAGTAAAAATACAGTAGGGTTTTGGGTACCGTAATCAATGCTGACATACTTCTCACCTAAGAAAGTAAGTCCGTTTGCAATTAACTCCTGCACATCAACGATATGCTTCTCTTTATGGAACATATCATAAATAATGCCCTCTGCCACAGCCCATAAGCCTTTTATATAGCGGTCGTAGAACACACCACTATACATTGACCTATAACGCTGTTTAATCTTCTCTGTAAGGCTTAGGTTATCATCCATAGTAAAGTGGAGGTATAGCAAATTCTTTTCAACCTGTTTATCAATCCAATTAACCTTAAACCAATGGTAAGGTCCATCTGGATTACAGTTAAACCAGAACTTTGAGCCATCTACTGAACAACGTCCTGTTGCTTGGTTAACAAATGATTCTGGCATAAGTGCTACTTCATCAAAAAAACAGCCTGCCAACGTGATACCTTGTATCAAGTCTTGAGACCGTTCATCTTTACCACCAAATATATAAAAATAGTTTGTGACATTGCCACGGCTAACAATAACTAAGTTGTCAGCTCTATGATCTACTACCCGATATCCCCTTGATTTAAGCATTAATTTAAGCCAGAACAGCACATTACGTCTAAATGAGCCGATTGTCTTACCACACATACCGAAGTTCTGACCATCAAATGATTCCATTGCCCAAATTACATAGCTTAATGACATGCAAAGAGTCTTGCCTGAACGAATAGCTCCATCTGCAATAATGCCATCCATTTCACCAACTGGTGAATTAGGTAGCCACCAAGTTAATACCTTGAGTTGCTTTTTTGAAAAAGGCTTGAACTTGAATACAGCTTTTTTTAGTCTTCCCATATGTCATTCACCTGACCTTTGAGAGCGTCAATGAATCCATCATCTTCTTGCCATTCCTCTTCATCATCTGATGTTACTTTAGCTTTAAGCAGTGCTATCTTAGCTCTTTGTTCTTCTGTAGCTAAGTCCATATGGTCAGCTATCCATTGTAATGCCTTCATACGATCAGCAAGCTTTATACTAACTCCATCTTTCCCTTGCTTAACCTCGCTTATTAGCGTTCCATCAACTTGATTGCTATCTTTGAAATCAACATAATTGATTTCTGCTGTGACTTCGTTTCCATCCTCATCAGTATCAACTACTATTTCTTTTCTTCCAAACGCAAGGTAATCTGTAACGTCTGAGAATGCTATATCCATATACTTTTGGAATATGTCTCCTGGCTCTAATGTGGCTTGATTAAGCTTAGCTTGCTTAAGCCTTTTAATTTCCTCCTGTATACTAGCTTTTGCTAGCAATCTTGAACCATTCACATTAGCAGTTATATAATCACAACCGTATGCCTTTTGATAAGCCTTAGTTGCGTTAAAATATTTTATTTGATATAAACAAAAAAGCCGCTGCTTATCAGTTAAGTCAGGATTATTTATAATCTGCTCAACCCCATCTAAAGGTTTTTTATTTTGCTTACTCTTCGGAGGGCTTTTCCCTTTTGGAACGTTCCGTTCTTTTTGGAGCGTTCCATTGAGTTTTTGTTCCCAACAATCCTTAGCCTTCCATCCTCTGATTGTTCCAGGTGGCACATTTAGTTGACTTGCAATCTCAACCAAATCAATATTACCATTGTTATCTTTATATATTTCAAATGATTTATCTCTGTTAGGGTCTCTAATACGAGGCAATATTGCCACACTCCTTTCAAAAACAAAAAGAGTATGCCTGCACACACCACATGTACCAAGCACACTCTTTTCGTTGTAATGTAATTCTTTAATTTAATTCAAATCTTACTGGGACGTTCGACTTGAAACCTAATATCATAATACCACATTCCTATGTGCACTTCTATGCACTATTTCTTAAACTTTGTAGTATCTTACTATGTATTTTCTGTATTCCTCTGTATGAGTAATTCATTTCAACGCATACTGTCTCCCATGTTTTGCACTCTATATATTTCTTTCTCATTAATATCCTATCTCTTGATTCTAACTGATTTATTAATCTCTCTATGAAAATAATCTCTTTCATGAGTTCATTCGATTTACGTATATATAATGTTTCTAAGTTGCTTAAAGTTGAAATCATATCACCTATTTTGTCACTACTGCCACTACAAGCTACAACATCATCAAATGTCTGTGAACGAATACTAGTAAGTTGTTCTCTTAAACTGTCTATGCGTTCTTTGAGTTGCTCGTGTTCTAATTTCAAATCTGAATATCTATAAAGACGTTTTTTAATGTCCATATTTTGTCCTCCAATCTTTTCAAAAAAGCTCTTGACAACAACACAGTTTTGCTTTATTTTATTTCTTCTTTTCTTTACTCTACTTTACTTTACTCTACTTTACTTTACTCTACTTTACTTTGGGGATTTCTGTAGTACATAAATCCTCGTAAATCGTATTGAGTAAGAGTTATTGCATACATAAACCCTAAGTAGTGAGGGTTATTGCATACATAAACTCACTAAACTATGCAATTTTGATTCCAAACAGTCCGAAAATCAGTTCATTATCTTTAGGCTTCATGTATGACTTAGTCATATCCACACTTTTATGATGAACAATAATTTGTATCTCTTCTATGGTAAAAGCTCTACCAAGCTTCTCACATAAATAGTGTGTTCCATTGCCTAGATTTTCTATTACTGAATGTCTGAATGAGTGAGGTGTAAAACATGGTGTGCTAGGATCTAATCCTTTTAGAATTTTATATAAATCATTAACCCATCCTCTTAGCGTGCTAGTAGTTTCTGCTGGACCATATTTACTCTGCCAAAACGCCCCTTCTTTTTTAGTACTAAGGTGTAGCTGTATGCTCTCTTTGGAACGCTCATGTAGCAATATGTATTCATATCTTCCGCCCTTACATTTCACTTTTAAGTATCCTTTGCTAGTAGTATCTGAATCAGTAACCTGTAATACTTCATTGACACGCGCGCCTGAGTCATATAAAATGTCGAGTAGACATAGATGTTGGTACATTTTATGTTCTAGCAAATAGTTTCTTAGTAGGTCTATTTGCTCCTGGCTTAGAAAAGCAACTGGTCTTACTGGTTCTTTTTCTAAGCCTTTTATGCGTGATGCCGGATTTCTGAAGTATTCCTCATACTCGTCGTCATCATCTTCTGCGTACCCCATCATGGTACGAATTGCACATAATAGATGATTTATACGAGCATTACTTACTTTTCTTTCTTCGGCCATAAAATACTTAAACTCTTCAAAATGACGTTTCTTAAAATCAAGTACGCTCATATTCTCGTTAAACAGCAGATTCCAACAAAGAAAAAATCTAAGATCATATCCATATTCTCTTATTGTCCCCTCACTTTTCTTGTCTGCCTTACAATTTCTTAAATACTGCTGCATTAAACGTTTGTTAATATCTAGTACTAATTCCCACCGCTCTTTCGTGTATAAAATTCTACTCATTTTAAATCTCCTAACTAGTTATAGTTAACGTCCCCAAGATGTTTACCACTAGTCTAAAAGTCGAATTTGTTTAATCTAATAAGTCTAGATTTTCATAGATATTACCGATTACTTCAATCTCATAATCACACCATCTATATCTAGTAATTCCACTACCTGAAATACAAAAACTAGCGTCTTTAAATTTAACTTCACCATTTATATCAATATTAACTTCTCCAGGTATATAATTATCTTTTACTTTAACTATGTCGCCCTCATAAATTTCCTTACCGTTCTTGTCCTCTAGGCCTGTGTACTGTTGTGGTTCTTTAATGTCAACCCATTGTTCACCTAGTTCATTTTCTATTAGCATTACCCATTGTTGCTTATATTCCTGGAACAATATTGTTTCACCATATACAAATTGATCTCCATCAAATTCCTTGTTATATCCTCTAAACTTAATCTCTCTCATGATTCCCTCCTATATAGAAGGTGCTAGACTAAGCCAGCACCCTATGTATTTATTTCATAAGTAAATCATTTGCTATCTTTTCTTCGCATTTCTCACATCTGCAATCATAATAATAAGCTTCTTCTACTGTTAGTTTTCTGCCACACACTACACATCTTTCTACTTGTCTATGTAGTACCCTATCAACCCATTTTAAAAATCTGTATTTCAATATTCTCACGCTCCCAAAAATCAGATTTTATTACATTAAACTACTAGGATCATTGTCACTTTCGTAGTATTCACAACTACATAATCCATTATCTCTTTCCTCTATTTCGCATTGCTCACACTCTCTGCACATTCCATCTGCATAATCTTCTGCATTCCCCATACATGAATTACATAAGCAATCTTTACACATTTCCTTTCTCACTATTGTTACCTCCACAAAACTTATATTTTATTTATTTCATACTTTTCTTTTGTGGCTAATCCACCTCTCAGAAATGCCTCTGCTTTATTTAAATCTAATATGTTACTTACTTGCAAATATAGTTTATTATCAATTTTAGGTAGCCTTTTTCTCATATCTTGATGTACGGTTGTTTCACTTATCCCAAACTTCCTAGCACAATCTTTGCAAGTGCATCTAGTTTTAATGATATACTTAGCTATTTCTTTGCATCTTTCTTCTATATATACTTTCACTATCTACCCTCCCAAACTCTGATTTTATTAATCTTCAAAACCTATTTCTTCTTTCCACTTTCTTCCGAATTTTAAGTATAAGAAGTTTTGTAGTTTTATATGTTTATTTCTCTCCTTTCTAGTTTCACGATCAGCCTTTTCTGCATCACTTCTTAATCTACCTACTAGGTTTTCGTCTCCGCTATCGTATAGCTTTTCTACATCCCTGTATAATGATCTAATAAAACTATTCTTAAGTATCTGTTCCTCTATACCTAGCTCCTGCTTCTTTGGTCTTTTAACTAATGTACCGTACACATAAACTCCTATATGCCCTGGTATTTCATCTATGACCTTTTCATATAACTCTCTTGTTATTACATAGTAGTTATAATGTCCTAAGAACGTCTTTTTGGCCTTACTATGAAAGTCTGATATACTACATTTAACTTCATAACACCGCCATTCTCCTTTAGTGTTGTATGTCATATAATCTACTCTCTCATTTCCAAACCACCCTATCGTAACTTCAAAGCAACCAAAAGTCCCTTGTTTTCTAGTTTCCCTATATATGGCATCTTCAAGTTTCTTAGTAACTTCTGTTTTTGCCAACTTATATCACCACCTTTTCAATTTTGGATTTTATTAGTTAGCAATATGCTAAGTTAACATCACTATTCAACCATTCACCTGCATCTATATGAAACTTAAGATGTAGACCTATTTCAGCATACTTATCGTATTTAACGACTCCATCATAAGCCGTGAATGTATTTTGTGTTTTCCACTCTCGATTAGAATTAATGAAGTACGGCTCATACAGCCATGCACCAGTTCCTATAAATGATAGGCTTCTTAATTTCTCCAAGGCATCATTAAAACTACTAAATAAATAATAATCAAAGCTATCTATCTGCTTCACTAAATAATTAAATGAAGGCTTATCTTTTTCTGTTTTTAATAGATACTTCATTTATTTTCTCACCTCACCAAATTCTTATTTTATATATGACTATTTTCTACCTTTTTCTCGCATACAAAACCATATAATTAACCTTAGGAGGTGAATATATGGCTGGTAAAATCAAAGAAATAAAATCTGCACATGCTTCTGAAAGGTTTGCTGATTTACCTAAAAAAATTAAGCAAGAATTACTTGGACATCATAATGATGATGTAGAAATTCAATACCAAGTTGTTGGTAGCACTCATTATGCTTTAATTATCATACGAGAAAAAGAATAGCTACATATATTGGTGTTAGAAATATCTAGCACCAATATTCATTTTGTTTTACCTTATTCGGTTATTACATGCTGCTCCACACATTCCTTTTTGTTCACAATTATTGCAACATCCAAACTTACAATCTTCTCCACAGTTTATAGCCACTTTACCAGCGTTATAGATGTTGCATGGTTTAATCTTATCTAGTAAACATTGTGTCCTATATAAGGTATTTAAGCTTACTTGTCCTTCTATCTTTCCCTTCATTGATACACCTTCTAAAAAATGCTTAACTGTTCAAATTTAACTCTATCTACTAATACATTTGTTGTATCTTGTTTAGCTATGTACTCTTTTAAATTCTTATCCTGTATTAGTAATCCACATCCACGTCCATCTTCTCTTTTACCTTTAATTATTAGCCATCTTTCTTTTTCATTTTCGCCTGGGTAAAGAGATTCCCTAAACCAGAACTTTTCAATTTTACCTTCGCATATATGTCCAGGTATTTTGAACTTTAGTTCCATTCCCTCATATATTTTCAAATGATCACCTTATTTCAATTTTTTACAAAGACCTAATGCCCCTTTTGATGTTCTTGTAAGTCTCTGATATTTGTCCTTATAAGGGCAAGTATCTTGAAGCTCACACTTCCAACACTCACATTTCTTCTCTTCATTCTTGTAAATATCCATAATTTCTCTCCTTCCAACCTAAACAAAAGTCAATTTTAATCCATCTGGCAGAACATAAGTACGTCGTACCCTAAGTCTTCCATAACTTTATACATTGCTTCTACTTGCCTAACCCTATCATTTCCCTGTGCTCCTACTGGTGGTCCTATAAAGTATCTAGTTCCAATCCACTCTCTCTTACCTCTTGTATATAATCCTGCCGCCTTTACCGCTTCTATAACTTTAACTTCTCTATATCCTTTAAGCTTCAATGTAAGACTGTCTAGGTTAGCTGTCCCACCATCTTCACCAGTTACTGCCTTTTCTGCAGCTTCTCTTGCCTTAACTAGATCATCCGTTAACTTCTTATAATCAATCATGCTTTATCCTCCCAAAAGATTAATTTGTAATATTAATGATTTGCTTCATAAAATGCCCAGGCAAAACCCATAGGAGTAGCTGATCTGTCATTTGCATTTCTAAATTTCTTGCCTGTAGCACTGGTTCTTGTCCACATCGGAGATTCTTTAAAAAATGGTTCAATTCTTTTAGTTGCTGGTGTATTAAACTCACCCCAAAGCCATGTCATTTTATTGTATCTATTTTCATCTTGTTCTTCGCCTTCTAAATATCCTGCAAAATCACATGGATTGAATTTGAATTTAACCTCTCCTAGCTCTGGGTTAAGTTTGTGTATCCTACTCATTGGGTTTTCTATAACCCAAAACTTAGGCTTAAAGTATTCTACTATCTCAATTGTTTTCTTCACTAATTCAATGCTTTTTTCTGTAGTCCCATCTGCATCTTTTCTAGCGAAATGCCTTGCTCCACTTAACGAGAAATCTGTACAGGGACAAGCTGCTAAAATACCATACACTCTTTCTTTGGGTATGAGTTGGTACTTCCAATCAAGAATATCTATACCCATTTGCAACTCTACTTGAATAACCTCAAATCCATTTTCTCTATATGGTCTTGACCAATTACCTGTTAAATCAAATAAGCTTAAAATAATATTTCTTTTCATATTTTTTATAGGAGGTTCCTTAAGGATTTACGTGGCCACGACCTCTTTCCTCCTATCTTTTTTACTTAAACAAAAAGTTATTTGTTCTTATTATCTTTGCATGGATCATCCTCTGCTAATAATTCCCCTTGCATACTCCAATATTGCCTTACAATCCTACATTTATCACTTTCGTTATCTCCAGTACCTCTTAAAGAAGTTGTTTCTATAACTTGGATTACTCTAGCTGTATCTGTACCTCTTGGCCTTGCACTCATTCTTATCACCCTTTCATCAGAATAAACCTTCTAAGAAGCCTACTTGCTTACAATCATCCGCTTTAACACTATGTAAATAGCCTTTATTGTTTCTTAGAAGATAAGTATTTCTTGTCTTACCTTCTACCTTATAAATCTTGCCTGCTGTGAATCCTGGTCTATTCCATACCATCATTCTTACTTTCATGTTTATCCCCTTTCAACAAAAAACACTTTGTTTTAACAACTTCTAACTGGTAGTACATATGATTCCATGTTTATCTCTCTATCTGTATACGTTATATGTACTGCTTCTAAATTACTCTTAGGGTTAAATCCAAATGTCAACTTATCATTTTTACCTGCTTTTTTAATGCATCTTCTAGAAACTGTTTTTTAAATGATATCTTAAAGTCTTTCTCTTTTTGCCCTTCAATAAATCCATCAATATTAAATACTTTGTCTTTATTGTCTTGTGGAATATACATTCTTAGCCCACTAGGTATATATGTTATTTCTAGTTGCTCATCTACTATACTTATTTGAACTTCTTGTTCATTTGTAGGTACATAAATGCTTTCAAAACTTGCTTTAAAATTATCTTCATCCTGTACGAACATTTCATTAATCTCGATTCTATAACCATCTAGCGCCCATATTCTAAGCTTATTGCCTGTTACATCTATGTTGATATTCCTTAAATCAGGTCTTGCATCATTTTTAGCTGTAACTCTTTTACAACTATCAATCATTTTCTTAAAAGAACTAACTGGTAATTTAACAGCCATCTATATTCCTCCTTATTAAAAATCAACTTTTATCTACTTACCGTTTATTAACTCATTTGCTACTACTACCTTTGCTTTTTCACAATCCTTAAGCTCATTATTTTTCTTTCCGTGCAATGCAAGTATGTAAGGCACACTATATATGCATTTATTAGCCACTTCTTCAGCCCACTTCATTAAGTCTTGTACTTGCTGTTCATCCATGTTTTTCACCATCCTTTAAACATTAGCTGCCGCTCTCCAAATTCATCTAATACTTCTACATACTCTACTTTTTTTCAAAACGTTCAGTTAGTGTTACTTCGACTCGTGGATTATCACTAAAATGCTTTTCAACTATTAATCTAGTAACTTGACTATCATCATCAAAAGCCACCTTATTTAAGCTATCTAAAATAATCTTGGCTACATTATCTAGATCAGGCTTCTTGGTTGGATGGAGTTTACCTTCATCAATCAATTGCCTATTCTTCTTAGTCATAGACTTAGGTATTGGGTACATTGCCACTATCTTAGCCTCAATCTCTCCTTGTAGCTTTCTTGCCTCCATGGTGTTAGTAAATACCCATTTAACTAAACTTTCGTAACTCAGCGTATCCTGCGGAGTCATAGCATGGCTCTTTCCACCTTGACTATAAATACGTGGCCTCGCCTTACCTTTTGGTTCTCCTGGTACTGTAAATCTTATTGCCATATCATAATCCTCCAATCAGTCTATTGATTAAATCGTTATTTTCTTCTGTCCCCAACTTTCTTCTTATATCCTCATTTGGCATATCTATTGTTATTGTCATTCTCCTAAGCCTGCTTTTAATACGTTCATCATGCTTGAGATCTTCAATGCTTAGGTTAGAAGTTATAATTGTGATTCTTCGATATGTCATTCTAGTATCTAGTAGTTTAAAGAATATTTCTGTAACCCATGGTGATACATTCTCAGTTCCAATATCATCTAATATCAATACTGGTATCTCATAAAACTCATTAAGTAATGATTGTTCTGTATATTCATCACTATTGCTATAAGTTTCTTTTATTTTGCTTAATAGATCTAATGTTGTAATAAACCTCACTCTTTGACTCTTATGCATTATTAATGCATTACCTGTACTTACTGCAAGCCTTGTCTTACCACTTCCTCTTGACTTGCTAAAAAAGAATAGTCCCTTTCCTTGTTGTTGCATTTCCTCAAAATTATTTATGTATCCACCTACTATTCTTTTGGCCCTTATTGCTATTTCTTTTTGATTATTTGAATAGATAGAAGTATCAAAACTATTTACAGTTAAGTTTTTAAATTCATCTGGTATCATTGCAAACTTCAATCTATTGCTTTGTACCATTTCTTCATAACATACACATTTACTTGCTGTATTTGTTCCTACATCTAATATCCATCCCATACCTTTACATTTAGGACAATTAGAAGGGGAGTTTTTCATCTTCAAGCTTGAGGTCTGCTGTTGTTCTTCCATAAACTCGTAATGCTCTGTCGATTTCGCTTTCGTATTCGACATTACTTGTATTCTTTGGAGCACTTCCTGTATAGCTTCCATTATCAGACTTCCTTTCCCACGTTCTAATTGCTGCCTTCCAATCTTTCATTTTATTTTTACCTATCATCCAACCTTTAGAAGAATAAAAGTCTATAAATATTTCAGCATCTATAGTGTTATTTCTTTCTTTACAATAACTTTTAATTTCTTCTAGTGTAGGTGGAGTGAAACGACTAATATCTTTATTATTTACTCTACTTTCCTTTACTTTACTTTCCTTTACTTTACTTTGTGTATTTTTGCATGCATTAACTGTAGTTTTCGTAACATTAACTATAGTTTTTGTTTCTGAAATCTCTTTTTCACTCAAAAGAATGTATTTTTCATCAAGTTCTACACTCACTCTTCTTCCAACTGCTAATAAAAATCTTTGTTGTATACCATGTGAAGTTAATATTTGATACTGTTCAAATAAATTGCTATTAAACAATTTCCATTGCAAGCATGTATTTATTACATCATTTACTAATGTTCCCTCTACATTAACCCGCTTTACAAATAATAATTGCTCTTTTTCTGTCCAATTACTGTAGTAACCATTTTTATAAATTGCTTGTAGTAATTTGATGAAAATAGCAAATCCTACAAGGCCAAACTTTGCCTCAAGCAATTCAATTTCATCATCAATCCCGGCTGTTACGTCAAGTGGGAAATAATCAATACCAATTTTCTTAGGCCTTGCCAATACCTTAACCTCCTTTCAAGGGGCCTTGTATTGGCCCCAATACTATCTATAATCCAAGTGATTCAGCATATTGATTTAAAGTGATTATTTTAGCTTTCTTTTTGCTTCTGCAATAATCACATTTACCACATCCAATAGGTTCTTCAACTAGATTCCTTACAGCCATGATACGTGGTAATCTGCCTTTAATTTCTTCTAACTTTTCTTCAATAAAGCTGGTACCCACATCAATAATTGCATGATCTGGAACCTCTTGCTTATCTACTACGAGCAAATAAGGTTCTAAGTATGTAGTCATTCCTAGATTTTGACGTAGTATTTCAGCGTATATGGCTATTTGTGTGTAATAGTCATACTTATCAATAAAGGTTTCTCTGCGCTTTGTATGCTCATTATAGTAAGTCTCTGACAGGTTCTTTGTTGTCTTAATATCAGCAAAGTAACCTTTTTCGATATTAAGAATATCTATTTGAATTTTGAAAGGAATACCACTGATTTTACCTGTAAAAATACGTTCCTTTTCAGCTCCATCACGAAATCTTTCTACCAGTGCATCATTCTTAAGGGTATTAATCATAACGTCTCCTAGTGCAAATTTAGCGTAAATTGAGCCATCTTTCTTAAACATTTCAGGGTGCTCAATAATAAATTCCTTCAAGTTTCCTTCATTCCAAGCATGAACATAGCTACCAAGCAAATATGCATCATTCTCTTTTTCTTGCCACTCCCCATTATGCTTGGCTAATTCTCTAGCTTCACAGCCTCCAGCGTGGAGAATATCCCACGCTTTAAAGCTGCTACTACCCATGAATGCAGATTCGGCTTCTTTACTAAAGTAATTTTTTCTATTTAGCTCCATCAGCTTCACCATCAAGTCTTACTTGTCCTTCTGTTTCTTCTGTAAATTCAACATCTACTGCATCTGCAAAAGGATCTTTAGCATCTTGTTTTTGTTCATCTTGCTTGAATTGCATATCACTGGATTCTTCATACGCTTTTGCCTGATCAATACTAGCAAAATCTTTTTCAATTTTCTTTGTAAGCCTTCTTAAAACTGTTTTCTTATAAGCTTCCTCTGGTGTCTTTGTCCACATTAAACCATTTTTCATTTTGCTAAAATTATCTCTAATACCTTCTATTTGCTTTGTGCTCATAGTCTCATATTCCATTCCACCATCTTGATAAAGAACTACTGCAAAAGCCCCGATAATCTCAGCATCATTAAATGGTAGAGGTTTAAAGTCTACTACTTGTTGACCTGCAACAATTTCCTCTTTAAATTCATCCCCTTTTCTGACTACCTTAGCGTAAATATCCTTAATGTCCCTAATGCTATACTTCTTAGCCATCTTGGTTTCGCCTTTGTAATCTGTTTGGAATTGCAGCTCACCACCATAAGGAATTGCATAGCACTCTCTTTGAAAAAAATCCAAACCAAGAAATGCACCTTTTAGCAATGTTCTAGCAATGCTTACCGGATGGCAATTTTCAATGCCTTTTGTATCCTGTAAAACAGTCATACAATTTTGAAGAAATCTAGTTTGATTAAAATCCTTTGGCATTGCCTCCATCTTTGTAGCTAATAGCTGGTTTAACCTGCTATGGGTTTCTTTTAAAACTAATTCTTTTTTATCTGACATAATTACATAACCTCCAATTCTTTTTCTGCAACAACTGTTACAAATGCTTGAATATCATTTTCTTCACAAATCTTAGTTACTTTTTCTTGCTCCGATTCATTAAGCTTTTCAAATCCATCTATACACATTACTCGTAGTTCTCCCATGCGTTGTAATGCCACCTTGAAAGCAACCTCTAGCTTTTCACCATCACTTAAACCATCTAATAGAGTGCCACCAATTCTGATGTTTCCTTTTTCATCAACACTAATTCCTTCAATTGGTAAGGCATGAGTTTTAAGTAAATCAGAAGGCTTTTCTCTAGCAACCTTAATCTTTTGAGTAAGGCTATCACTATACTCTTGTTTCTCTCTTAAACTGCCATTAATAATATCTTGTAGCCTGTCCCATTCTCTAAGATAGCTTTGCATTTCAGCCACTTTATCAGCCTCTTCCTGCAATGGTTCAATATCAATTACTGTATTTTCAGCAAGATACTCAGCTGCATTACCAACCCTTGTCTTTTCAGTTTCAATTCTTTGCACTGTTTGTTCATCAACTGCCTTAATTTCAATTTCTTTCTTATCTGAAAGGCCTTCAATCTTAGACTCATTAACTGAAATCTTATTATTTTGGATTTCAATTAGTGATTTCTTTTCTTCTACTTCTGCATCCACTTCGCTAGAAATTTGATTGAACATAGCATTATATTTTTCTTCAATATCAGCTATCTCTTGCTTTTTAGCTTCATCTAATTTAAATCTTTCATTCTCTTTTCTTTGCTCAGCACTGGCTATGTAATTCGATGCATCTACAATCTTCTTCTTAGCTAAATCAATAACATCTTTAAGATCAGCTTCTTCTTCTTTGTATTTCAAGTTAATTCTAGACTTCTGGCTATCTGCATCTGCATTAATGGCAGCTATCTTATTTTCAATTCCTTCTTGCAAAGCCTTGGCTTTATCAATTAGGTTATTGATACTTTGAGCTTCACTAATCTTGTTGTAATACTCTTGAATGTTCTTTTCTCTCCACTCTTCACCGTCATAATTACCTGGGAGTTCTTTTTTAATGCTCTCACATTGCACCTTTAAGGTCATGATCTGTCTATTTACTTCCTCACGTTCCTTGTAATACTTAACTTCAATATCCTTAAGTACCTGCAAGATATGCTTGTCAAAGTTAATACCATCCGGTTCATCACCGAACCACTGAATAATGTCATCCACGGACCAATCAATTTCAATCATATTTAAAATAATGGCCGTCTGTTCCTTAATGCTCATGTTTACAAAGTCAAGAGGTCTAAAAATATCACCTGAAATAAGCTTTCTAAGCTCTGATTCTGTAGAATTGATTGCTTTACCCTCTTGCCTAAGCTTCATATAGTCGCTTTTTTCAGTTCTAATACGTCTATCAATCTCTAAACCTTCGTCTGTTTCTACATAAAGAGTAGCTTCATCCTCACCATGCCTTACAACTTCACTTCTACGCTTAAGGTTTGTGAAGGCTGTTTCAATAGCTTCCAAGATACTTGTTTTACCGCTTGCTTTTACTCCTTTAAGTACGTTAACACCTGCTTTAGGGCTCCATTCTAACTCTTTAACACCTACATAATTCTTTATTGCTAATCTCTTAATCTTCATTGACTAAGACCTCCTTATTCCGTTTTTATTGTATTGATTGCTAAACACTCTCTTTTTCTTCCACGGTTGCCTTTTTACAACCTTAGTATCTTCATCAAACTCATTTATGTACTGCCTCTTATCTTCACACATATTTTCACATTGACGCGGGTAAGCAAAACAATAGGCACATGGATCCATTTACCTCACCTCTAACACTTTGATTAATTCATTAAATGTTTCCCTCATAAATCTGCTTACTGTTACATTCTTTTGCTTTTTACCTCTATAATGTATAGCTTCTGCTATTTCTAATTTCCTTAATGTATTAATAACCGTTTGATTACAAGTGAACGTATCTTTTGCTCCTTGTTCTATTGCAAATCTAAACTCATACTTGTGGCTTTTCATCATGTTGTCTAATACCCATTTAGCAACATTTGTTTCTCTGTAAGTAAGATTATCTGTAAGGCTAGTAATATATTTCATTGCATTTATCACTCTCCTATGCTATATTTCTCTTATAAATTATTTGTTTAGGGCCTTTTTGTAGTTGCAGCTACTTTAAGGCTTTTTCTTTTTGCCTTCTCTCGTTTAGCTATCATAGGTTGTCCAACTTTCCAAGATGTGAATAACACTGTGGATAAAACTAATATGTATCCCCATGTCATTTGTCATCACCATCCTCGGATATAGCTTCATATGTGAGTGTTAGCTTGATGCCTAATGCCTTGTAGATATCAATTACAACACTTATTGGAGGCTCTACCATTCCATTCTCGTACTTTCTTATTGAACTCTCTGTCCTTCCAATCATTTCAGCTAGTTTTTTCTGCGTGATACCTCTAGCTTTTCTAAATGCATTAATGTTTACAATTAAACTATTCATAGCAGTACCGCCAGTGCGAAAATAAATACGAATGATGTAATACCTGCTAGTATGTCCCCTATTACTTCTATTCTAGGTTCTCCTCTACATAGCTCTTTAAACTCGTCTAGCATTAAAGCTTTTTTGATCATCTACTCAACTCCTTTTTTAATTATTAGAATTATGTTAAAATTTAGTATCAGCTTTGCAGAGCTGAAATACTAAATAAAGGTGGTATTATTTATGAAATGCCCTAATTGTGGTTTTGAAAAGCACATTGAACATGCAGAATTTTGTCAAGAATGTGGAACCTTTATGATTAACTTTTGTTCAAATCCAGTGTGCAATATGAACAATGGTGAAGAACTCCCATTATCAAATGACATGAAATTCTGTCCTGATTGTGGTCAACCTTCAACCTTTAAAGCAAATGGCTTTTTTGATAAGAAATAGGTTTACCACATTCCGTACAATACTTTGGATGTAATTTTTCTCTATAGGGAACTGTGTTCTCTTTACCACAACATTCACATTTCCCTACATACTGCTCTTGAACTTCCACTTCATGAGTAGTCTTTTTCTGTTTATCTTCCATGGTTCATTCCTCCATTTCTTTTCTTTCTAAAAATTTAACTATAAAGTAAGCTTGTCCTTTTGGTGTAACATAGGTAGTAAAGTTAGTATGGAAGTTTCCTTCTTTATCTGGACTAGTTCTCTCTACTAGCTCCAAAACCTTTAAATTGATAGCTTTTTGAGTAGCCTTAGTAGAATTTTTTTCAACGTAACCATTTTCTCTTAGCCACGCATACAAACTTCTTTCGCCTATTTTGATACCGTTTTGAGATATTAACCTAGCAAGCTCACGAACTAATATAGCGTTCTTAGAAGCTGTTATGGCATTTGCAAAGGCTATTTTCGGTTCTTGTTCTTCTAGCAACTTTCTATTTTTAGCATTTTCAAGCTCAATAACCTTTTTCTCCTCTTGTTCTTTAATCCATGCCTTAGCACGTTCCACCGGATCATCAATCATATATGAGTCTTTCTTAAGTGTTTTGTTTTCTTTCTCTAGCTTCTCTATGTACTGTACGGTCTTATATCTAACTACTGCTGATTCTTTATTTAACATCTGCAAGACACCGGCTTTGTTTAGTGAATAACATGGTCTTTCTTTACCTTGTGCATCATTATATGAGGCGAGTCCAAAATTGGATTGACCTATTCCGGCTTTTTCTAAAACTTCGATTTCAAGTTTTATATCTCTCATTAAGTGATTATGTTGTTTCTCTGTTGTATTTCCTTCTTCTGCTCTAAATGTGTTAATCATTTCTACTAACTTAACGCTAGTAATTCTTACATCGTTGCTATCTGAACCAACTAAAACAACTTCTGTCATGCCTCCTTGTGCTAATGCACTACTCATTTGATAATTCATCTTTAGTACCTCCTTTTTTACCTAATCAAATTGTTGTTTGTTTTGTCTTTTGTACTTTGGAATTAAATATTTATCCCTCTTTTTCTTGCGTTTATAACAATGTTCCAAGCTGCACGCATAATATCATCCTTTACTTGCTTCTTACCTTCTTCTGTTTTTAGAATGTAATCATCACAAATATATGTTTTCCCTCCACCTTCCGTGTAAGTTGCAACAACGTGACCATCAACTTTGTTCATAATCTGCCCCCTTAACACATACATAGTTAAATGTATTCGTGTCGTATTTTGTCCTATTCTTATTTCTTATCAAACAATGTTGTTTGTGAGTTCAATAAATTAATCTCTTGTATTAGCACTGTTGGTGCTTTGTATTCGTCAACAATCTGTTTAGCAACATCAAACTGGCTACGCTTGATTGCTTCGTACTTCTCAACACCAAATTCTCTTCTTAACTGTTTTTGAATATCTGAATAAACCTTTCCTCTAAGAGAATTGTCATTGTAAGCATTTGACTTGTATCCACCCAAAACCTTTGTTCCTGTTTTCTTTACTAATGATTGAATTTCCTTACATTCAACATTGAATAGTGGCATATTGTCTTTTAGGTCTGCTACTTCTGCCTTGACTTCTTGAATTTCTTGACTATGTTCCTCTAATGCTCGATAATGCATTCTAAGTTCTTCCATTGCTGAGGTTGGCTTTTGCCCAGTTGAATATGTACCTGTCTTTCTGATGGATGTTAAGACTACATCCGTAACCCAATCTTGAAAACGTTCTGCTTCTTCTTTGTGTGATTTAAATATTAGTTTGTAAACTCCGCTTTCTGTTAAGAAGTTCTCTCCTGCGTTGTTTAATTTTCGGATGTCGGTTTTGCCGATATCTGAATTTTTGAGTTTAATTACTTGGTTTTCATTCATTCTGCTAATATTATCATTAACATTTTTAATTCCTAAACACTCGGCTACGTGCTTTGGATTAAATAAAACCTTGCCTTGAAATTCAAACACTTCTACTTGCTTACCTTCAAAAATCATTAGTTCTTGCATTTTTCAACCTCCTTGTGTGATTTTAAATCACTTCTTGATTAAAAAAAATTTCATCCTTGTTTTTTAAGTCTAATATTTCGGCTAACTTTGCAATCTCACTAGCTTTAAACTCTGTTATGTTATTAATTTTTTTGTATAACCCCATTTCTGATAAACCAAGCATTTCTGCTAATTTTCGCTTTGTTATGCCAGCTCTTTTAATTGCAATCTCTAGTTCTAATGTATTCGTCATAGTTCTCACCCCTTTCTTAAAATTCGTGATTTTTAATCACACCAAAATAGTACAATATTCGTGATTATAAGTCAACAGTTTTTTTATAAAAAATATATTTTTGTTGATTTTAATTACACATAATGTTATTATAGTATAAACAAAAGTTTATATATGGAGGTAAAACAAATGAGCCTTTATACACGAATAAAGGAAAGAAGAGAAGCTTTGGGCTTATCTCAAGATGAATTAGCATTGAAATTAAATTATAAGTCACGTTCAACTATTGCAAAAATAGAATCAGGTGCAAATGACATACCGCAATCAAAAATAAAGGCATTTGCAGAAGCATTGAATACTACTACATCTTATTTAATGGGATGGGATAGTGAAGAAGAACAACTTCCAACTATTACAGAAAAAGAAAAGGAACTGCTTACTAACTACAATAAATTAAATGATTTAGGGAAGGATGAAGCTGTCAAGCGTGTATCTGAATTAACTGAACTACCTAAATACTGCAACGTAGTTGAATTACCTAATAAGAAAGATGTTAAAGAAGATAAAAGTTATTTAGAGCCTTTCGCTGCTCATAATGATTATGCTGATAATGAAGAAGAACTTGCACTCATAAGAGAAGATGAAAAGCTATTTGATACATTTGACTAGGGGGATTACTATTGTACGCATACGAAGAAATGTTAGATATTGCATACAATGAGGGTTTTTCTGTAAAGGAAATGAAGTTAAAATCTCATTCTAAAGGATTGTGTAAGGGTAGAAAGATAATAATTAACAAAGCGATTCTAGATACTACTATTCAAAAGCGTTGTGTATTGGGTGAAGAGCGCTGGCATGGTAAAAAAACTGTGGGCGATATTTCAAACCAAACTAAGGTTGAAAACGTTAAGCAAGAACGATTTGCTCGTGGATGTGGTTATTGTGAATTAATGCACCCAGATAAAATTGTAAAGGCATTATTGAATTACTGCACAACTCTTCAAGATATGTGCGAATACTTATATGTAACAGAAAAATATTTTTACGAAGCTATTGCATATTATAAGCAAAAATACGGTCTATATTACAGATGCAAAGACTATACGCTATATTTTGAGCCTTTATCTGTGGTAGGTTCTTCTGCCACGGAATAGGCTTTTTAAAAAAATGTTAGGATGTGAGAATATTGCAATACTGCATATATTTAAGAAAATCTAGGGCTGACATAGAAGCCGAAGCTCATGGTGAAGGAGAAACTTTGGCAAGACATGAGCACGCTTTAATTGAGTTGGCACAACGTCAAAACTTAAATGTAACTCAAATATACAGAGAAATTGTTTCCGGTGAAACGATATCAACTAGACCAGTAATTCAGCATCTACTTAAAGAAGTTGAATGTGGAATATGGGATGGAGTTTTAGTTATGGAAGTGGAACGTCTTGCAAGAGGTGATACATCTGACCAAGGAACTATCTCAAAGACTTTTAAATACTCAGAAACAAAAATAATTACTCCTTCTAAGACTTATGATCCATTAAATGAGTTTGATGAAGAGTATTTTGAGTTTGGACTATTTATGAGTCGTAGGGAATACAAAACGATTAATCGTCGACTACAAGCTGGACGTTTAGCATCAATAAAAGAGGGGAAATATGTCGGGAATACTGCTCCTTTTGGGTACACTCGATACAAACTAGAGAATCAAAAGGGATACTCTTTAAAACCTAATTCAGACTCTGATACTGTTAAACTTATATTTGACTTGTTCACACATGGTAAGAAAAATGCAGATGGCACATTTACACGTTTAGGTGTATCTCTTATAGTTAGATACCTTAATGATCTGCATATAAAACCTCAAAAAAATAGTGATTGGACTCCTTCGTCAGTTCGAGGAATACTTGAAAATCCTGTATATATAGGGAAAATTGTATGGAACAGAAGGAAAACAGTAAAAAAGATGGTTGATGGAGAAAGGAAAATTAGTCGTCCACGCTCTAATCCTGATATTTATGACGGATTACATGAGCCAATTATAGACAATGAAACATGGGAATTGACTAAAAAGCTACTAGTGCAAAATAAAATGGCACCAGTTCCCTCAAAAAAAGTGATTGCTAATCCGTTATCTGGACTAATTAAGTGTGGAAAATGTGGGCGTACAATGATTCGCAGACCATACGGTGCTAAATATCCAGACACATTGATGTGTCCTAGTACTGCTTGCACAACTGTTAGTACTCAACTAAGTGTTGTCGAAAAAAGAGTACTGATTGCTTTAGAAAAATGGGTAAATGATTTTAAACTTGAATGGGAATCAAAAGTTAAAGGTGAAAATAATAACTTGCAGATAAAAGAAAAAAGAAAGGCTGTCACTAAATTAGAGTCTGAGTTGAACGCACTTAATACGCAAATGAATAGTCTATATACTTTTTTAGAGCGTGGGATATATACTACTGAAGTATTTTTGGAACGTTCAAGAGTTATAAACGAATCTATCAATAGTGTAAAAAATGCTTATGAATTATTAAAAAGTGAATTAGAACAAGATTTACAAGCAAATGAGCATACACATAACTTAATTCCAAATATAGAAAATGTTATAAGTCTTTATCGTGTTGCAGAGACACCCGCAGAGAAAAATGCTTTACTAAAGAGTATATTAAGCAAAGTCGTATATACAAAAGAAACTAGTGGTAGATGGCACTCAAGCCCTGAAGACTTTGAACTTCATGTATTCCCTAAGATTGATTAATTATAGTACGATTAACCTACAACATTACGGAACAGAAGAACTAGCTCATATGGAAATGATTAGCGCTATGGTTTATCAACTCACCAAAGATTTAACACCTGAAGAAGTGCAAGCATCTGGTTTTGCACCTTATTATATCGATCATACAACAGGTGTCTATCCTGTAGCTGCATCTGGTACGCCTTATAGCGTTATGACTTTTCAATCCAAAGGCGATGCCATTACGGATTTACATGAAGATTTAGCAGCAGAACAAAAAGCAAGAACAACTTATGATAACTTACTTCGTTTAATCAAAGATCCAGAAATCTGTGACCCACTTAGATTTTTACGTTCTAGAGAAATCACCCACTATCAACGTTTTGGCGAAGCGCTAAGACTTATGCAAGAAGAATTAGACAGCAAAAACTTTTATGCTTTTAATCCTGAATTTGATAAAAAGCCTTGTAAATAATCTGTTTGATATGTATTGAACTCGATTGTCTTACCTTTTTCTTTGGTTTTGAACATAGCTTAGTCCTTTCATGAGCTTATCTTTGGCAGTGAGTAGCTACTAGGTTTTAGAAAACCATGATTAAAAGGCATCAAGCAAAGCCCCTAAGCTACTTGATGCCTTTCTTTTCGTTCTTTATCAGATAGTCTTCTTATCTGTTAAATTGGGATCATCCTCCTATTTACATAGTACAAAGTAATTATTGTAGTTTGTACCATCATGCCCTACTAATTGCTCGCTTGATAAAACAAAATTCATTTTTAGCAATGCATTTTTCCTCTCGCCTGCTTCTGGTATCACTTTTGTTGCTACTTTATCACATGTGAACATTTCAAATGTTGGTAGAACAATGAGTGATAAGATACGCTCTATTTCACTTGCAGTCTCATAATCACTTCTAAGATCGAGACGCAACAAACCACATTCAGTAAAATAGTCCTCAGCGTTTCTATGAAATAATTCAATTGTCCCAATCGCTTCTGCTTTGCATTTGTCTATAATCGACCAACGTACAAAGCCTTTTTTTTGATATTCCCCTTGCCAGGCTGCAATAACGTTTTGCATTATTTCCAAGGACGTAAAGTAAAAATCACCGAAACAACCATCGCAATTAAATAAGGGAACTGCTTTTTTATCTGAATATACCTTTAATAAATCCTGCGCATCATTTGCTGAAAGGAATCGCAATAAATAGCGTTCATTTTCAAATTGAGGGCATACTTCATAAACATCTTTCATTTCCTTTTCTCCTCCACAAATTCAAGATTATCCACTAATCAACTCTCTATTTATATCATCAAAACTTTGTCCCCTTTGCTCATTTTTATACCTTAAATTTGTTGCCACAATTCTTGCATACCCAGTACTGCTCATTAGTCGTTTTACCCGTACCACAAAGTCCTAGAAATCCACATAAGCATAATTTCCAAAGCTTAGTTCCTTTAGAGTGTACCTCATTAATTACAGTTAAATCTTCACTTGTACATCTCGGACAATTCAT